TACGAGGCCAATGCCGACCTGGTGAAGGCGCAGCAGTGGCTGAGCACGATCGACGCCAGGACCTCGAGCTCGTGCCGGCTGCGGGACCACTTGCGCTACACGAACGAGGAGCGGCCGAAGCCGATCGGGCACAGCTACCCCTGGGGCGCCGGGCCCGGCAAGTTCCACTGGGGCTGCCGCAGCTGCTCGACGCCGGTGCTCAAGAGCTGGCGCGAGATGGGTATCGATGCTGACGAGCTCGATGCGCCGAGCCGGGCCAGCATGGACGGCCAGGTGCCAGGCGAGACGACGTACCTGGACTGGCTGAAGCGGCAGAGCGCGGCCCGGCAGGATCAGGTACTTGGCGCTGTGCGCGGACAACTGCTGCGCAAGGGCGGCCTGGCCCCGGACAAGATGTACGACCAGCGCGGCCGGTGGCTGACGCTGGACCAGTTGCGCGAGCGTGACGCGGCAGCCTTCAAGAAAGCAGGGGTGGCGGCGTAACATCGGAAGATGGCCGCGCCCTACATCATCGACGTCGAAACGCCGCTGGAGGAACTGCCGGCGGCGCGCTACGCAGGCCACGGGCCGATGCACCCGATTGGCATCCTGGACGACGGTCGGCGCGGCGACATGATGGTCTTCACCCTCGGCCCCAACGGCCGGACGCCGGAGCGCGTGGCTGTGTATGTGGCCCCGAACGGGCCGTTTGTGACGGCGCGGCTGGTGGCCGAAGAGGCCTGATTGCCCCTCCACCTCGTCCCCCTGCCCGAGCCGGAGCCAGAGAGCCCCGGCAAGGCCATTCGCCGCCGCCTGGTGCGCGCCGCGAAGGACGCCGGCATGGTGACCTGCCCGCGATGCGCTGGCATTGAGGCGCTTGAGACGAGGGTGGGCGTGAGGCTCATCAACGGCAAGCCGCGCGGCGGCACGAAGGTGCTGATCTGCGCCACCTGCCAGCGCAAAGGAGAGCGCGTCGTCATCGGCTGACGCGCCCAACAGACCATCCCGAAGCCCGCCTTGTGCGGTCTTTTCGCTTCCTGGCCCCACGGCGCAAGCCCTGAGGCCTTTTTCATGCCCGATCGCTGGATGGCGGGAGGGCGCACCGCGGCGGATGCCGCACCCGCAACCAAGGTCGGATGACCGAGGAAACAGCCAACCATGCCATTCAAATTCGACGCCAACGGCGCCATCGTCATGACCGGCGAGGGCGACAAGAAGATGCCCGTGTTCATCCATCCGGATGGGCGCGAACTGCCATTCGACGCGGACCAGACCGTCGCGAGCATCGCGCGCCTCAACGGCGAAGCGAAGTCCCATCGCGAAGCGAAGGAAGCCGCGGAGAACAAGCTCAAGGGCATCCCGCAGGACCTGATCGACAACTCCGAGGCGGCCCTCAAGGCTCTCGAAACGGTGAAGAACCTCTCCACCGGCGAGCTCAAGACCGCTGCCCAGGTGCAGGAGATCAAGGACGCTGCGGCGAAGTCAGCCCAGGAAGCGGTGGCCAACGCCACGCGCGCCGCCGCAGAGAAGGAGCGCCTGCTCACAGAGCAAGTGGCCCAACTCACCGGCGACCTGAACGGCCGCATCGTCGGTGGCGCCTTCGCGAGCTCGAAGTTCGTCAGCGAGAAGCTGGCCATCCCGGCCGACATCACGCAGAAGTTCTTCGGCGATCGCTTCAAGGTCGAGAACGGCAAGCTGGTCCCGATGGACTCCAGTGGCAACCCGATCTTCAGCGCCACCCGCCACGGCGAGCACGCTGACTTCGAGGAAGCCATCCAGGTGATGGTCAACGCCTACCCCAACAAGGACGCGATCCTGAAGGGCTCGGGCGCATCGGGTGGCGGCGCGCAAGGCGGCGCCGGTGCTGGCGGCGGCAAGACGATGACCCGTGCTCAGTTCAATGCGCTCTCGGCCCCCGCCAAGGCGGAAGCGGCCAAGACGATGACGATCACGGACTGATCCCCCTCCCTCCATTCCTTCACCCTCCCGGGCCCGCGATGAGCGGGCCTTTTTCATTTCTGAAAGGCCTTCATCATGGGCACTCTCACTCTCACGGGTTTGATCCCGACCATCTACGCCGCGATGGACCTGGTGTCCCGCGAGAAGGTCGGCTTCATCGGCGCGGTCTCGCAGGACTTCAGCGCCGAGCGCGCCGCACTCAACCAGACCATCTCGTCGCCGGTCGTCGGCGCGATGGCCGCGGAAGACCTCACGCCGGGCGCCACCGCTGCCGATACGCCGAACCAGACCATCGGCAAGGTCGACATGACCATCTCGAAGTCGCGCTCGGTGCCGTTCGGCATCACCGGCGAAGAGACCAAGGGCCTGCAGACGGCCGGCACCCTGACCCAGATCAACCGCGACCGCATCGCCCAGGCGCTGCGCACGCTGACCAACGAGGTGGAGGCTGACCTCTACGCCGAGGTCTACAAGAGCGTGAGTCGCGGTTATGGCACGGCCGGCACCACGCCTTTCGGCACGGCCAGCGACTTCAGCGACTTCGCTGGTGCGAACGAGGTGCTCGACGAGAACGGCGCGCCGGACACCGACCGCCACCTGGTGCTGGGCTCGGCCGCGATCCGCAACATCCGCGGCAAGCAGTCGGTGCTGTTCAAGGCCAACGAAGCCGGCACCGAAGAGCTGCTGCGCCGCGGCGTGATCGGCCAGGTCGAAAGCCTGGACATCCACCAATCGGCAGCGATCAAGACCTCGGTCGCGGCAGGCACCGGCGCCAGCGCGACCACGAACACCGCGGGCTACGCGGTGGGCTCGACGACCATCACGCTGGCCTCGGCCGGCACCGGCACGATCGTGGCCGGCGACCTCGTGTCGTTCGCTGGCGACTCGCGCAAGTACCTGGTGCTGAGCGGTGATGCCGACGTGTCGAACGGCGGCTCCATCACCATCGCCGAGCCGGGCCTGATGCAGGCCATTCCTGCGGCTGCCACGGCCATCACCGTCGTCGCGGCCGCGGTGCGCAACGTGTTCTTCCACCGCACGGCGATCCAGCTGGCCACGCGCGCGCCGGCCATGCCGGAAGGCGGCGACAGCGCCGACGACGTGATGCTGCTGCAGGACCCGGTGTCGCTGATCACCTACGAGTTCGCGCTGTACCGCCAAAAGCGGCAGGTGCGCTACGAGGTGAACCTGGCCTGGGGCAAGAAGCTGATCGCGGCGCGCCACGCCGGCCTGTTGCTGGGCTGATCGCCTGACCCGACCTGAGGGCCGCCGCAGTGGCGGCCCTCGCTCACTTTGGAGACCACCATGGAAACCATCAAGGTCAAGCCCTGGGGCAAAGGGCAGGGCGATCACGTGCTGATCAACGCGGCCGACTTCGACCCGTCGAAGCACACGCGCCACGACCCGGAGCGCGAAGCCGCCGAAGCGAAGGCTGCGGCCGAGCGTGCCGAGAGCGAGCGCCAGGAGCAGGCCAGGCGCGATGCCGCGGCCGCCGAGGCGAATGCCGCGCGCGCCGCCGTGGAGCGTGAAGCCGCTGCCCGGGCTGAGGCCGCGAAGGCCAACGACGCGAAGCCCGACGAAGGCGACGACAAGGACGATGGCGACGGAAAGATGGGCGTCGCCGCCATCCGCGAAGCGCTCACCGTCAAGGGCATCACGTTCGACCCGAAGGCCAAGAAGGCCGACCTGCGCGCGCTGCTCGACGCGGCCGCCTGACCACCTCCGCGGGCCATCGCGCCCATCACCACCAAGCCGCCTCAGGGCGGCTTTCGCATTTCTAGGGGCACGCGATGGCGAATGCAGTCCAACCGACCACCAAGAAGGCCGCGCTCGACGCCATCCTGGCCACGGGCACGCTGAAGGCGTACCTGATCGACACCGCGGCCTACACGTACAGCGCTGCGCACGACTTCCTGGCGGACATCCCCGGAGCCGCCCGCGTCGGCACGCCGATCACGCTGGCCAACGTCACCACGACGGACGGCGTGCTCGACGCTGACGACATCAGCTTCACCGGCCTGTCCGGCGCTCCGACTATCGAAGCGGTGGCCCTGTGCGTGGACACCGGCGACGAGGCGACTTCGCGCTTCCTCTGCTACATCGACACCGCGACCGGGCTTCCCGTCGCTGCTGGACAGTCCACCGTGAACATCGTGTGGGCGAACACCAGCAACCGGATCTTCAAGCTCTGACAGGCCGCGGCCAGTGCGCGCCATTGCCCAACGACCCGGCGCATACGGGTTCAGCAAGCCGGCCGCGGGCGGCGGTGGCGGATCGCCGCTGCCGGCGCAAGAGCTGATCGCCGACGGCATCTGGACTTGGTACACGGACCCGCGCGCGATCTACCACGCGGCCACCAATGCCACGTACATCATGGCGGTGGATTCGGCGGGCACGTGCTTCTGCAATCGCTACCTGCACGCCAGTGGCACCGTCGAGAGCTTCCGCGTTTCGTCGGTCGCCCTGGAGGCGGACGACCACGACAACGGCTCGCTGTACTTCGTCTCGGACACGGTACTTGCCGCGTTCTATGGCATCCACAACGACACCGTATTCCGGTATCGGGTCTGCTCGAACCTGTCGGCATTCACTTCCAGCGGATCGTGGAGCAGCGAGGCTCAACGTGGCACCTCGCAGGGCCCGTACAGCTACCCGAACCTCGCGCGCTTCTCGATCGTCAGCAGCCCGCTGCACTGGTACTTCTACCGCCGGTGGATCGACGGTTCCGGAACCACGCGCACGCTGGCCTATCGCAACACGACCGCGATGACGGGAAGCTCCGACCCCTGGTCTGCGCACAGCGAGATCTGGCGGAACACCGGCTTCATTCCGTACTGGAAGCTGGCGTTCGACGGCGTCAGCAAAGTGCACATCTTCCCAACTGACATGCACCCTGTGCAGGGTCAGTCTTCGCTCTACCACTTCTACATGGAGGTGGACTCAAGCGGCGTCCCGTCCTTCAAGAAGAGCGACGGCACGCCCTGCAGCGGATCAGCGCCTTTCGGTCCCGCGAACGTCACGCAGATCTACGACGGCACCGCGACGAAAAGCTGGGTGGGCGACGCCACGATCGACAGCGACGGCAATCCGCGCGTGCTGTGGATGCGCTATCCGGGCAACAACGGCAGCGCGATCGAGATCTGGCACTCGCGGTGGACTGGCTCCGCATGGTCGAGCGTCAAGATCGCTGACGATGGCCCGGGCCTCTACAGCCCGGAGGTGTACTACCACGGCGGCTGTGGGTTCGATTCGATGGACGCCAACCGGGTTGCGCTGTCGATCCCGGTCTCCGGCGTCCGCCAGGTGCGCGAGTTCACGTCGAGCGACAACGGCGCCAGCTGGAGCGTCAGCCGCACGCTGACCAGCGGCGGCACGGCCGGCAATCCGCTGCGCCTGCGGCCCTATTCGCCGCGCAACCACAACGGCCAGTTGCGCTGGGTGTGGAACGAGGGCATCTACACCAACTTCAACGTCTACGACACGGCCGTGTGGGGGGCCGGCTGATGCGCGCGATACCTCAGCGTGGGAGCGCCTATGGCTTCAGCAAGCCTGCGAGCGGCGGCGGCGGCGCCTTCCCGGTCGGAACGCCATTCGAGCTGATCGCAGATGGGGCTTGGACCTGGTGCGACACGATCATCAACTCCGTGGAGAGGAGCGGCGCGCTCTACACCCAGGTGGTGGACAGCGCCGGCACGAACTTCATCCACAAGCACGACCTCTCGACAGCCTCCGCGTCCTCGTTCCAGCTCAGCACCACAGGCCTGGAGGTCGATGACCACAACGCTGGCTCGCTGCTCTTCGACAGCAGCAATCGGATCATCTCCTTCTACGGGATGCACAACGATCCGGTGTTTCGGTCGAAGCGGTCGACGGCGCCGCTGAGCATTGCGGGGTTCACGGGCGAGTCGCAGCGTGGCACGGGTTCCGGTCCGTATGCCTACCCGCACATCTTCCGGTTTAGCCAGGTACCCCTTCGAACCTATTTCCTCTGTCGGCGCTGGATCGATGGTTCCGGCACGACGCGGCGCCTGGCTCTGCGCACCTCCGATACGCTGGACTCGCTGAGCGACGCCAACTGGCCGGGCACCAACACATGGTCCGCGGTCACCGACCTGTGGAGCGTCACAGGCTTCATTCCATACTGGCAGTACGTGAACGATGGGGTCAACAAGATCCACATCGTGGCCATCGACAAGCACCCGGTGCAGGGGCAAAACAGCCTCTACCACTGGTACGGCCAGCTTGACGGCTCGAACAACCTCCAATGGTTCAAGTCGGACGGCACGAGCATCGGCGCCTCGCTGCCGTTCGGACCGTCCGATGTGACGCTCATTTATGACGGTAGTGCAGAACGCTGCTGGGCCTATGACCTTGCCATCGGTGCCGATGGGCATCCCCGAGTCCTGTACTGCGTCTACCCTGGGAACACCTCGCACGGAGCGCCAATCGAGTATTGGTATGCGCGCTGGACCGGATCGGCTTGGGTCAGCACCTTCATCACGATGGACGGCCCTGGTCTCTACATCCCGGAGATCTACTACGCCGGCGGGCTGTGCTTCGACGCGCGTGACCCCGACACGATCTACCTGTCGGCGCCCATCTCAGGTGTGCGCCAGATTCAGGAGTGGAGCACCTCCGACAACGGCGCGAGCTGGTCGAAGGTGCAGGACATCACGAGCGGCGGCACCGCAGGCACGCCGCTGAAGTTCCGTCCCTACTCGCCGCGCAACTACACGCCGGGCGTGGGCCCGCGCGTCATTTGGCTGGACGGCCGCTACACGACCTTCACGGACTATGACCTTCGGGTCATGGCGCTGGTGTGATCCATGGCTGATTTCGCAGGACCGGAAGCATTCGGTGGCGCATCGAACACCGAAATCTCCGCATACAACGCCGCGTGGTCGAAGCAGAGCGGCTTCACGCAGAGCGCCAACATCGGTGGCAATGGCTCCTGGGCCACCAACAACTCCAATTCGCTGTACGCGTGCTATCAGCACAGCGGCAGCCCGGCAAGTGCGGACTATTCGGTCTTCGCCGATGTCGCGAAGCTGTCGTTCGGGACCGGCACGCCGATTCAAGGTGTCTGCGGCCGGATGGCTGCCGCAGCCGCGACTTTCTACAGCTTCATCCATCACCACGGGTCCAATCAGGTCCGGCTGGTGAAGCGTGTGGCGAACGTGGAGACCACGCTGGGCACCGCGGCGCAGACGCTGACCAGCACCCCGATCACGCTCGAACTGCGGATGTCGGGATCCACGATCAGCGGCTACGTGAACGGGTCCGGCACGCCGGCCGTGACAGTCACAGACACCGATATCACGGCCGCTGGCAAGGCCGGCTTCATCCTGTTCAACAGCCGGGAAGCTGGCGTTGGCGATTCAGGCAGCTTGGACAACTGGCGCGCAGCGGACCCGAGCGACACCACGGCGCCCATCCTGACCAGCGCCACGGCCAACGTCACCGGGCAGACCACCGCGACTGTCGGTGCGACGACCGACGAGGCAAACGGCACGATGTACGCCGTGGTGACGACGAGCGCCACGCAGCCGAGCGTCGCGCAGATCGTGGCCGGCCAGGACCACACCGGCAGCGCCGCGGTCTATGCCGGCAATCAGGCCATCACCACGACCGGCGCCAAGACCTTCAGCGCCACAGGCCTGACGGCAGCCACCGCGTACTACGCGCACATGCTGC